TGGGTCTTTGACTCCGAAACCAGCTCCCAAGGAGAAGCATAGTGGCGCGTATAACAATCGAACTTGAGCCTAGTGACATAGATAAGTTGCTTGACCTACAGCATGAGATGTTTGATGCGTTATTGCGTATCGAAAATTTGTTGAAGGAGATCAAGAGTGGTGATGACACCGGAAGCGAAAGTAAAAAAGGTCGTAGCAAGTCAGTTACGAAGTCTTAAAGCATATTACTTCTACCCTGTAACGGGCGGGTACGGTAAGAGTGGGGTGCCCGACATAATCGGGTGCTATCGGGGTAAGTTCTTTGGTATTGAGTGCAAGGCAGGGAGCAATAAACCTACCGCACTACAAGAGAAGAACTTAAAAGACATTACAGCGAGCGAGGGCATGGCGTTCGTTGTGAACGAAGAAAACATGCACGACATAGCAGAGCTACTTGGCGCAACGCCAGTGCAGCTTGAACTTGATTTTTAAGGAGACCGAGATGGCGAATGGAACTAAGGCGGCAAAGCTGCGTAAGTATTTTAAGGAGAACCCCGAAGCGACAGCGAAAGAAGCTGCTGCTTGGGTAAAATGTAGTTACTCAAATGCTTGGGTAATTAAGCGAGAGTTCTGTAAAACACCTTCTATGGTTAGATCCAAGAACTACATTCCAAAACCACAGGTAACTAAAACACCGCCGTTGGCGATAAAGCTGGTGGACGATGCACGAGTGAGTGACGGTAGTACAGCTAGGTATTACGAGTTACCTGATGGGGCGAAAGAACTGCAAGACTTGATCTCGCACAAGAACATGAACGCGCAGGTCGGTGAGATATTCCGCGCTGCCTATCGTTATGGCGAGTCATCTCACAGTAACGAGCTACGTGATGCCAAGAAGATAAAGTTCTATATCGACGCTGAGATCAAGCGGCTGGGGGGTTGAATGAAAAAATTTAACATCACGCTGGAAGAGACCATACGTAGGCGCGTGCAGGTCGAGGCCAAGAACGAGGAAGAGGCTAGGTTCGCTGCCGAAGATGGTAACGGTAACTACCTAGAACTGCCGAGGGTTGTGCGGTGTGAAATACAGCAAGTGCTTGAGGTAGAGGAGCAGCAGTAGTGGATCTTATAACGCTGGACTTTGAAACCTTTTACGATAAGGACTTCTCACTAACTAAGCTGACCACAGAAGAGTACATACGTGATCCTCGTTTTGAGATAGTCGGCGTAGGTGTGAAGGTTAACAACGGGCCAACGGAGTGGGCGAGTGGGACGCATGAAGAACTTAAAGAGTATTTCGCTGGGTTCGATTGGGCACACAGTATGGTGTTGGCTCATAACACTATGTTCGACGGTGCTATATTGTCTTGGCTCTTTGATATTCACCCTCGCGTTTGGGCTGACACTCTTTGTATTGGCCGCGCTGTACATGGGGTCGAGGTTGGTGGAAGTCTCAAGGCGCTTGCAGAACGGTACGGTGTCGGTGAGAAAGGAACTGAGATACTAAACGCCAAGGGTAAGCGTCGTGAGGACTTTACTGATGATGAGTTAGACCGTTACGGAGACTACTGCATCAACGATGTTGAGCTTACATATAAGCTGTTTGGCATCATGCTGCGGGGCTTCCCCAAACAAGAACTCAAGGTCATAGACTGCACATTGCGTATGTTCATACATCCGCTGTTAGTTCTAGATTCGTGTTTATTGTCTCGCCACCTGAAAGATATTAAGGATCGTAAGGATAACTTGTTACTAGAAGCAGGGGTGACTGACAAGAAAGACCTGATGAGTAACGAGAAGTTTGCAGAACTACTACGTTCCAAGGGTGTAACACCTCCTACCAAAATCAGTATGACCACAGGCAAACAAGCCTACGCATTCGCTAAGACCGATGAAGCGTTCAAGAGCCTTGGAGCGCACGAGAATCCAGAAGTGCAAGCGTTGGTAGCCGCACGATTGGGCAACAAAAGCACGTTGGAAGAGACACGTACTCAGCGATTCATAGACATTGCGGAGCGCGGAACTCTGCCGGTTCCTGTGAGGTACTATGCAGCGCACACTGGTCGGTGGGGTGGGGATGACAAGATCAACCTACAAAACCTACCGAGCCGTGGGCCTGACGGTAAGATGTTAAAGAGAAGCATCACCGCACCTGACGGCTACACACTCATTGACTGTGATTCGTCGCAGATTGAAGCGCGTGTGCTGGCATGGTTCGCGGGGCAGGATGATTTGACTAAGGCGTTTCGCAAGAAAGAGGATGTCTACGTCAAGATGGCTGCAAGAATTTATGACGTACCAGAAGACCAAGTGGACAAGCAACAGCGGTTTGTTGGTAAGACCACAATACTTGGGGCTGGCTACGGCATGGGTGCAGTTAAGTTCCAAGCACAATTGGAATCATTTGGGACTTACATACCCCTTGACGAAGCGCGACGGATCATCAATATATACCGTGACGCCAACTGGAAGATAAGTCATCTGTGGCGTGAGGCTCAGAACATGATTGCTTACATGGAACGTGGTAACACACTTGAGTTTGGTAAAGAAGGCGTAGTTGAGGTATTGGGAGATCGTTCCGCCATACGTCTACCTTCTAACCTGCTAATGCGTTATGACGATCTACAAGGTGAGCAGGGTGAACGGGGTATAGAATACACGTACAAAACACGCCGAGGCCGAACGCGGATCTACGGTGGCAAGGTGATAGAGAACACCTGCCAAGCTCTTGCACGTTGTATCATCGCTGAACAGATGTTGCTGATCGCTAAACGGTATCGTGCGGTGTTGACTGTGCATGACTCAGTTATTGGGTGTGTGCCTATAGATGAGGCTGAAGAAGCTAAGCAGTACATTGAGAAGTGTATGAAGTACGTGCCCAAGTGGGCGAAAGGACTGCCACTTGACTGCGAAAGTGGTATGGCTAAAGCATACGGAGACTGTGAATAATGGCAAACGAAACATTTTCTGTGCAAAACACAGAAATATCAAAAGGGGCGGTTGTGAGAGTACGTTCGTATGGTGGCGAGATTCTAGAACGAAGGGTTTGGGAAGTGACCGGTGACGCGGTGTTTGTATGTGCAGAGCATGTATGGGAAGCATTAGCGTCGGGCATTGACGCTGCACCACCAGTAGGCTTCCCTATTGCTGATGTCGAATTGCGGAATAATGAGTGTGATAGGTAGAGTAGGTAGGCATGAGCATCTCTACAAGGTTATAGATGGCGAAGAACACAAGTTATGTGCACTTTGTAAGCAGTTCGTAGTGTTGGCTAACTGCGCTTTAGGGAAAGTGAGGTTTGGTGGACGTAGAAGCTATGGAAATTGCAAACCGTGTGTAAGCAAGAAAAGAAAAATATATAGGCAGGTACCAAGGGCCAAAGAGGTGAAACGTGCTTGGGAAGCAGCCAACCGTGACAAAGTACGGGCGGGGAACAAGATCGCGGCTACTAAATACATTCACTCAGAAAAAGGGAAAGCCACTCGCGCTAAGTATAACGCTGCCCATGCAGAAAAACGAAGGGAAGATGGCATACGACGTAGTAGAGAGAAGGTAAAAAACATTTCAGACGCCTACGCTCGTCAAATGTTAGCTGATTGTAGCCCCCTAAAAGGTTCGCAGTTTCCCCAAGAAATTGTTGACGCTAAAAGAGAACTAATGAAATTAAGAAGAGAACTTAAAGGAGACCAATATGAAAGACGTAGTAGAACTACGTAAGTACTTATCTGAAGTATTTGATGAGCTTCGTTCGGGTAGCATATCAGCTAACGAAGCCTCTGAACTAGCCAACATTGCTGGCAAGATGATTAACTCAGCTAAGGTACAGATAGAGTATCACGCACTACGCAAGGATGAGCCAAAAATAAAATTCTTGCACGTACAAGAAAAAGTTTAACGAGTAATGAGCATAGCACCGTGGTCGTTCAGCAAGATTAAGGCATTTGAGCAATGTCCTAAGCAGTTCTATCACGAGAAGATACTCAAGCAGTACCCGTTCAAAGAGTCTGAAGCCACACTGTATGGAACAGCTTTTCACGAAGCTGCTGAGACATACATCCGTGATGGTGGTGAACTAGACCCACGGTTCAGCTATGCACAGAAGATGTTAGACGCACTGAACGCCAAGAAAGGTGAGAAGCTGTGCGAGATAAAGATGGGCCTGACTGAAGACCTAGAAGCGTGTAGTTTCTTCGCACGTAACGTGTGGTTTCGCGGTATCGCGGACTTACTGATACTAAATAGAGAAGATAAACTGGCTTGGGTCATTGACTACAAGACAGGTAAGTCGGCAAAATATGCTGACAAAGGGCAGCTAGAACTTATGGCGATGGCTACCTTTAAGCACTACCCCGAAGTAGAGACTGTTCGGGCTGGTTTACTGTTTGTAGTGAGCAACGATTTAATACGAGATCGCTACGCAGTTGAGGATGAGCAAAAGCTGTGGACTAAATGGTTGAGTAAGTACAACGATATGGAAACAGCTTTTGAGAACGATACGTGGAACCCTAACCCAAGCGGCCTATGTAAAGCATGGTGCCCAGTGCTAGAGTGCCCACACAACGGGAAGAACTAATGCCGTATAAGAACAAAGCAGATCGCAAGAAGCAGAAGAACCCACCAGTGGGTAGTGCTGCACATGAGGCTCGTATGGAACGGCAACGTGCTCGTCGGGCTATGGATAAGACGGGGCGTGATGCTAATAAGAACGGTAAGGCTGACAAACGTGAGGGGAAGGATGTTAGTCATAAGAAGATGCTCAGTAAGGGGGGCAGCAACAAAGATGGCGTCCGTGTAGAAAGCGCCAGTAAAAATAGAAGTCGTAACGGCAAGAAGCCAAAGCGAACGAGATAAGACCAAGGTATATCCTACCTGTTTAGCACTCCCCGCCAGTGTGGTCGAAGGCGGGACTTTTTAGACCAAGGGCGTGGATCATACGTCCTCATTGCAAGGGTGCCCGTCCCCTTGGTCGATAGACGGGACTAACAAGGAGATCAAATTATGAGTAAGTTTGCAGAAGCCATTAAAGCGCAACAGGCGTGGCACGAGAAAGAAAAACCCGCGAAACCAAAAATGCTTCCTGAGAGAAGGGAGCCGATAAAAGACTCTGCAATCATGCAGATTCTAAAGCTGCAAGAGCTAGGTTTGCTCGCAAAGGACATAGCAAAAGAAGTTAGCGTGCCAGTGCAGACCGTGTACAACGTGCGACAGCGTTACATTCTTATTGACGTTAAGAATGGAACCCAGTGGTACAAGTCAGTAGGTTTATAGCGCACTATGAAAGTTGTAGATAACAGAGCACTGCTATTACGCCTTAAAAATCCGGGCAAGGTGACCACTGTAATACCCAAGAGCAAGGAGTTATCAGGAAACAGAGTGGTAGTTAACTGGGGCGTGGATGAGACACACGTACTCAAGAACCTAAACATACAAGCACCGTCACCCATTGAGGGTAAGTACAAGTGGACGGGTAAGTACGAGCCGTTCAGTCACCAAAAGACTACATCGGGGTTTCTCACACTCAACAAACGTGCGTTTTGTTTCAACGAGCAGGGCACAGGTAAGACCGCCAGTGCTATATGGGCGGCAGACTTCTTGCTCAACCAAAATAAAATCAACCGCGTCCTAGTTATCTGTCCTCTGTCGATTATGGATTCGGCATGGCGTAAGGATCTGTTTGATTTTGCCATGCACCGCACAGTAGATATTGCCTACGGCTCGGCTAAAAAACGTGTTGCAGTAATTGCGGGTGACGCAGAGTTTGTCATAATAAATTATGACGGTGTGGAGATAGTCGCTGACGCCATCGCAAACGGCGGGTTCGATCTGATAATTGTAGACGAAGCAACTCACTACAAGAATGCACAGACAAAGCGATGGAAGACGCTCAACAAACTACTCACTCCAGATACATGGCTATGGTTGCTGACAGGTACACCCGCTGCTCAAAGCCCTGTTGATGCTTATGGGCTAGCCAAGCTAATCAATCCGAAAGGAGTGCCACGCTTCTTTGGCTCTTTCCGCGATATGGTTATGTATAAGGTAACCAACTTCAAATGGGTGCCTAAGCCTAACGCTACTGAAACAGTGTTTAATGCACTACAACCAGCAATACGTTACACCAAAGATGAGTGTCTGGATTTGCCAGACATGATCTACACCACACGCGACATACCGCTGACGCGCCAGCAAGAAAAGTATTACAAAGAACTGAAAGAGAAGATGATTATGCAAGCGGCTGGGGAAGATGTCACCGCTGCCACCGCTGCTGTGAACATGAACAAGCTCTTGCAAATTAGTTCCGGTGCCGTGTACACCGACTCTGGCGAGACCATAGAGTTCGACACTAAGCACCGATATAAGGTGTTGCGCGAAGTAATAGACGAGTCCAGCAAGAAAGTCCTCATATTCGTACCGTTCAAACACACAATAGACTTGCTTACAGAGAAGCTACGAGCAGATGGCATACCCACCGAGATAATTAGCGGTGCAGTAAAGGCAGGGGAGCGCACTCGCATATTCAAAGAGTTCCAAGAAACAGACAACCCTAGAGTATTGGTGATTCAGCCACAAGCTGCTGCACACGGTGTTACGTTGACTGCGGCTAACACGGTGGTCTGGTGGGGGCCAACGAGTTCTGTGGAGACTTATGCACAGGCTAACGCCCGTGTACACAGAGCGGGTCAAGACCACAAATGCACTGTAGTACAGCTACAAGGTTCTAATGTGGAAAAGCGTGTATACGCACTACTTAACAATAAAATAGATACCCACACAAAGATTATTGATCTTTACAAGGAAATACTTGACTAACGCATTAGCTACCTTTAGATTGCAGTTCTCGGCAATGAATAGGACACAAACATGGCTGATGCGAAAGTAGTAGATAGTGTCACCTTGGAGAAATTGACTAGGGTTTATCTCAAGATCAAGGGCGAAAGGGAACGTCTGTCTGCTGAATTTAGGGAAGCTGACGATAAATTAGTCGCGCAGCAAAACAAAATAAAAAGCGCACTCTTGGATCATTTGAAAGATACGGGGGCCAAGAGCGTCAAGACTGATGCCGGTACGTTCTACCGTACTGTGAAGCAGAAGTATTGGACAAGTGATTGGGAATCCATGCACAAGTTTATCTTGGAGCATGAGGTGCCTGAGTTCTTGGAGAAGCGTTTACACCAAGGGGCAGTTAAAGGGTTCCTAGAAGATAACCCAGACCTGTTGCCGAAGGGGTTAAACGT